CATGAGGGTCGTCGGGGTTGTGGTGCCGCCGCCATCCGTCAGGTAAGACGAGATGATGGAGCGGATTCCCATGGTGGTGTACTTGGTCGCGGTGCCGTTCAACTGCTCGGAGAAGCTGGAGAACAATCCGGCATTCTCGATTTCGAGCTTCTGACGGCGCATACCGAGCCACTGCAAGCGCGCCCGCTCGGGCCGGTCGCCGTAAATCTTCGTGGCGGCGGCGGTGCGGGTGATCTGGATCGGCCACTCAAAAATCTGAGCGCCCGAAGTGCAGGGGGTTTTGATCGGCGTGCGGGGCACGTCAATCGCACCCGCCTCGGACTGTGCCACGCCCAAAATTTTCAGCGTGGTGCCCGAGCCGATGGTGTTGACGGTCGTGCCTGCGAAAGCACGGGTGACGGTGAGCACGTTCGCGGCAGAGGTTACAACCTGAATCAGTTCCTCAACCGTTGACGTGGCGGCGTTCGTCATTTGCACGGCGACGACATCGTTGACGCCGAACAGCGTCGAATCGACCACGCTGACGGTGTTCGCGGTCGTGGTGTTCGCGACGGCGGCGTTGGCGGTGCCGAGCATGACAAGATCGGCATCCTGAAACCACTCGATGCGTGGCGAGAAGACGTTCACTTTCCGCTTGCTGTTGTTGGTCAGCACGTACAGCGGGGTGCGGTCGGGCTCAAGAGTGAGCAGGCGAGTCGAGACATCGCGCACGTTCGATGTTTCGGTCGTGAATGAGTTGAAGCTGGAAATGTTGCGAGTGCTCAAGGGGTGCTCCTATGGGCTAGAACGCTTAGCGCCCGCCGCTTCGTCCCCGCACTGGCACGTTCGTCTCTTGCGCCGAAATCTCTCGGTCAAGAGCTGCCATCATGGGGTCTTCTTCGGCGTCCGCGATTCTGTTATCAAGCGTCTTCGCTGATCCTTGTCCCGCTCCCAGAGCGCGACCGGCTTGGCGCTGTTGATCGGCGCGGCCTGCCATCTTCTTTCCGGTTGCAATTGCTTGTGCTACCACGGCGGGATTCACTCTCTGCCCCGATGCCACACGGGCCAGCATGGCGTACTTCATCTGCGCCTGCTGTTCCCTCGGCAGAACACGCCCTTGCGGGTCGGTGAATACCATGGAATCAAACCCGTGTATCTGCGCGGCGGCGGCTTCAAGCATGTCGCCAAACTTCTGCGCATCGGGCGTGCCCGCAACTGCGGGATAGCCCGGCAAACCCGGATAGAGAGGCTTGCCTGCGTCATCGGTCGCGGCGCGCACGGTTTCCCATGCCCGGCCATACGACTGACGTTCGTAGGTTTGCTGCCATCCCGGCGCAATCATTTCCATTGCGGCGGGGAGTACGTGAGGGAGCACGGTCGAAACTGTGTCCGCCATGTACCGGGCAATCGTTGGTGCTTCTTTTTGCACGCTCTGAATGAGCCCGCCGAGCACGGCCTTGTCTTCTGCCGAGACGTTCGGGTCGTCCATGAGCTTCGTATTCACGTTAAACATGCGCAAAAAGGTATCGCCGACCTCTTTCAAGGATTGCTGATCGAAGCCCGTCTTCACCAAGTTGTCGATTGATGCGTAATAGGCTTCGCGTTGTTTCGCGGGTTCGAGAACGGCTGCGGGTTCGGCGGCTGCGACTTCGGCGGTTGGCTCGCCTTCGGTTTGCTGCTCCTCGCTCGCAATGCGTCGTTGAATTTCGTGGTCGCTGTCAATCTTGTCGAGTAGCAGATGCTTCAAGTCCTCCGGTGTTTTGGGGTCTTGCAACATCTTCCATGCAGTCGGATAGCGTTCGCTGTAGCTCTCCAGTTCGCGCGGAAGAATATCCTTGAGACGCTCCTCAACGGATGGCGGCTGTTCGGCTTCTTCTTCGGCAACGGCTTCGGCTTCTACCGCTGGCTCTTCTGACTCGGCGGGCTGTTCTCCCTCAAGTACCTGTTCCTCGCCGGATAATTCCGGTTCGGCTTCGGCCTCTGTGCCTTCCCCTTCTGCGCTGGGTTCGGAACTTTCTTCCGCAGACAGGTCGGGCTCTAGTGCAGCCCCTCCGAGGAACGAACTAAAATCGTTCGCCCCTTGTGCTGGCGTGGTCTCCTGCGGTTGGCTCGCAGTTTCCGTCGCTTCGCTCATTCGTTTCCTCGCTTCTCATGTCCCTGCGGGGTTGGCTCCCGCTGGGGTCTATCTAAATTTGTTTGTCCGCGTTCAACGCTTGATCGAGCGTTTCCCAAAACTCGGCGAGCGTCTGCGCCTTCGCGGCGTAGTCCGCTGCCAGCTCCGGGTTTCGCGGCACGGTGCTCATGTGCAACGCACAATGGTTTTTCAAACTCTGCGCCTCGTGGGCGATGAACTTTTCGAGGCCGCTTCGCAGCGGCCCGCTCGACGCGATGAAGTTGACAAGCGCGCCGTGCTCGATCTGTGTCCAGCCGACGGCCTCATCCGCCACTGTTCTTACCCATGCCCTTCACGCCCGGTTGCTTCACGCCCGCCGCGTCGAGACCTACCTGCTGCTGCTTTTCCTGTGAGGCGATCTGCTGCTTTTGCGCGGCTGCGGTTGCGGCGAGCGCCGTCTTCTGCTGGCTCTTCTGCGCGTCGAGTTGGTTCTCTTGCTGCTCGGCTTGCGCGGCCTGCTGCTGGCTTTGCTCGGCCATGGTGTTCGAATGCGCTTGGTCCGCTTCGGTGAGCTTCTGCACGTGCGCGATAGTGCCCTGATGGATTGCGCCGATGTGGTCGCGGATCGCACTCACGTGGTCGTGCTCTTGCTGTCCCACGCGCTGTTGATGCTCGTGCGCCTGCCGACTGACTTCCTGCGCCTGCTGGGTGCCTGCGGCGTGCTCGGCCTTCTCTTGCTCGCCCGGTCCTAGTAGGTTGTCGGCAGCATCGCCCGCCTGCCCGGCTCCGACGGCGGTCTTGATGGCGTCGTTGTGGACAAGCGTCTGACTCGGTTGCAATCCAATCTCGCCGAGGAGTTGGTTGGTGACATCGGCGGGCATCTTGTCGATGGGGATATTGATATTGACGCTGATCTTCGGCGGCGGCGGTGACGGCGGAGCCTGCGGCAGAAAATAGTCGTCCGGGTTGCCGATACCGCGAATCGTAGACATCTGGAAGCGAATCACTTTCCGCTTGTCGATAATCTCGGGGTTCGCCATGGCGACTTGTGTCAGGGTGAGCGCAGCCTGCTGCCGCATCTCATCGTCTACCGCAAGGTACGAACCTGCTTCCGGTTCGCAATCGAAATCCTCTTGGATTTCACTCGGGTCGAGGCGGATGGCGACAACTTTGTCGTAGTGATCGGAGAGCGCCCAATCCGGCATTTGCTGCTGCTTTGCCTCGTCCTTGCCGAGCGCATCGACGCGCTCGCGCGTGCCCTGATTCCAATAGCTCGACTGAATTTCGAAAGCTGCGTCATGCTGTTGCTGTTGATTCATCCACAGCTTTTTCAATCCCAGCTCGCGCAGGTAGCGGTTGCGTCCGTCAAACTTGAATTGCGTGAGAGCGTCGGCAGCCTTCGAAGAGAGTAGCGCCGTCGTCGCCGTCTTGCCCGCTTGCGGATTCGCATCCGTGCCGTTATCGACGGCGGTCAGCGAGGGCTCGGCAATCGACATCATGCGCATGATTTGCGCTTCGCGGTCGAATGCGCCGTTCGGCAAGGGCGGTTCCGTCAAGGGCTTGATGCCGTTGAGGTCAGAAATTTTCAGCTCACGGAAGAGCCCCCGCACTACCACTTCCGGCTCAACCGTCACGCCAATGCGCGAGAGGATGAAAGGCTTGAGCAGGTTCGTGATGTAATCGAAATTCTGCGCGACGGTGAGGTTGTGCATGGCATACAAGTGCCGGAGCAGGCGCGGAGTCGAGTCGCCATAGGCCGAAATCAGGTCAGGCAGCGGCGTCATGTCGGTGTAGAGATACTTCCCGTAAAGGTCGTAGGGATAGGGCCGCCTGCCGAGCGGTTTGTCACGGAACTTTTCAGAAACGTAGGTAATCCAGATTTGCCCGTCGTCGGCATCCTGCGAATGCTGTTCGAGGATGCGGTACTTGCGCCGGGGCCGCAGATTAAAAGGCAAAGAACTGTCCGGGTCTTTCTCGCGCCCGATGGACGAATTAAACATATCGCGCAGGTCGTCGCCTTCGTCGCGCTGGTCAGTGTCGCCGCCCATGCTCATAAGTTCCTGCAAGGCATCCGGGTCGAAGGCGGGAACCGGCGCGCCCGTCTTCTCGTCCTCATAGTTGAGCTTCGACATCTTCTTGAGCCAGAGGTCGGTCTCAACGTACTGCTCAATGGTGTAAGACGATTGGTCGAGGGTGCGGCAATTCGGTTCGAGAAAAAGGTCGCCGTTGAAGATGAACTTCACAACCGGCCCCTCGTACTGCTTGACTTGAGTCGGCAGATTGACCTCGCTGCCACTCTTCGACATGAAGTCGGCGATTTCGTCGTCATCCATCTCGGGACCAAGTTCGTCTACTGCTTCATCGACTTCATCGTCGGCAGCACCCTGAAAACGCATGATCGACGCGCGGTCGCGATACACAACGTCCGAGCCCTTCATGATGGCGCGGCGAAATTTCATCATCCGCGTGAGCGTGTCTTGATAGAGCTTTGTGTACCCCCAGCCGAACGCCTCGGCGGCGAGCACCATGCGGACATCGTGAAAGGCTTCGTTCGAGCGCGCGTATTGCTGCATCGCGAGACCACTGAGCGCGTCCGTCACAGTCGGGTCGCTGCCGCCCGTGTAGCGCAGCCGGTAGGGTTGCGCCGTCATGCGGGCCGCGTTGCGGCGATAGATAATGTTGAGGTCCGGCATGGCGACGTTCGTCCGGCTCTTATCTTCGTTGTGCGTTTCTGCGCCGGAACGGTCCTTTTTATAGATCGGCGGCGTCTTACACTTGATGGCCTGCCATACCTCGGTCATCTCGCCATAGAGGTTTTTGCGCATCCACTTTTGCGACTCGTTGCGTCGCCCGATGATGTCGGTAACGAGACGCGCCGGGTCTTTTGGCATACCGGGCGAACCGATTTTCGCGAGTGCTGTCGTGGTGGCCATTAGTAACTAAAACCTCTCACCATGGGCTCGAAGTCCGACCGATTTGTCTCTTCCTTGATGTGGATGGGGTTGCACATTTCGATGTAACGCAGGTTGTCGGTCATGTGATTCCTGACCTTGACGGGCTTGCCGGTCGGGTCTTGCCGCTCGACTTGTGTCGGCGTGAGTTGCTGGCGGCGGTTGTTCTTGAGCTGGTACACAAGCTCGGGGCAACGGTCGCCGAAGATGTGAATGCGGCTCGACTTCTTATAGACATCGTTGTTACCCAAAACCTCGATGACCTTGAGCCCTTCATTGACGACTTCGACGCCGACTTGCCGGTCCTTCTTTGCGTCGTCGAAATAGGTGCGGCTCATGTGCATTGCCTGCATGTGCATCTCGTAACGTTGCTGGTAATTCTCCTGCTCCGGGTCGTCGTTACTGCCCTTGCCGAAGGCGCGCGCGGCGTAATCAATCACGCGCTCAAAAACTTCTTCCTCGACCTTCGTGTGTGTTTGCGGGTCGAAGTTCTCGGGGTTCTGATCTGATTCGAGGTACTTGATGGTCTCGACATATTCCTGAATGCGCGGGCCGCGCTCATCCTGCCGACATGGCCCTGACTTGCCGTAGAGGATTCCGTTTTCCCAGCGGAAGCAAACACTCGACGGCCACAGCTCGCGGTAATACCAGCGGTCGCCCCACGGGTCGGTCGCGCACCACAAAAAAGCGTGCGGGATGCCGGGATGCGGATCGACGGACATGCGCCGCGTCCAATCGTGCGGGATGGGGAACGACTGCTCGACCGAAACCTTTTCGTCGAACTGGAAGAGCAGCGAGCCGAGCGTCGCCTCGGCGTCAATCTCGTACTCTTTCAGGTACAGCGTTGGGTCGGTCATGCGCCCGTAGGCATTGAGAGCCCAAGGCGAGAGAGACTTGTTTATCTCCGGCACAAAGGTCTTCTCGCCTTCGCCCTTCATCGGATCGGCTTCGTAGTGCAGGCGCAGAATCGTGATGCCGTGCGCGTTCTTCCACGTAGACATTCCAACGTGGGGATACTCGACCGGCATTTCGACGGGCGCGCCATCATTTGCCATTTAGTACCTTGACTGCGCCCCCGCGCCCATCATCGGCGTCGAGGATGCCCCTTGCGGAGCTTGCGGGCCGAGAATGTTGTGCTGCCGTGACAGTTCCGATTCCAAGTCGCTCAGTGTGCGATGGAGTTCGTGAGCAAGATTCA